CGCAGCCGCCTTGTGTAATGCTGGCAATGGTGGAAGCTGCAATATCCTGCTCAATCCATTCGGGAACACTAATGCCTAGCAGTTCGGCAATAGGTGTTTCGCAATTCCATATCTCTTGATCGGTCATAATAGTTTCTCCCTCTCTTAGCCTATCTCATCAGTGGCAGGCGGCTGCCCTGCCAGACGCCCCGAAGGGCGTTTCGATTATTCATTCCACGGCTGCAATTGCCGCGCCCGTTCCGCGCCACCTGATTTTGACTTGGCTATGGCCGGCCGCCTTAAGATAGGCGGCGCGCTCCTGCGCCCATTTCCGCGAACCTTCGCCAGCGAATTGGCGGTAACGTTCGGCGTCTACATAATAGCTAACTGACCAAAGGATATTCGACATATTATGTTGCTCCTGTTGCGTTATTAGAACCCTCTTATGAACCCTCAAACTCAGGTAGTCAAGCATTAAAGTTTGTTGCAGTAAAAATGGCATGTTCTGCTTATGTTTTATGGTCATTTGGCTTTTTTGGATGACCCAAGAATGACCCAAGAATGACCCAAGAATGACCCAAGCGTCGACGAACGGAAAAAAGTGTTAAAATGCCAGGAAATTTCATGGGCAAAATGGTCATTTGTTGGGTCATGGCGAAGGGCTGAATGACCCAAGGAAAAACGGCTGATTTGCGCGGGTCTTAAAGGTTATTGGGTCATTTGGGTTATAATATTCTATAAACCTCAAGATTTCATAAAGTGTATATATATAACCAGATAGGTTAACAGAACTCCGTTCACCGCAGACTTGAAAACTGATGACCCAAATAGCCCATATCGTGTGTTAATACAGTAACACACTAGCCTAGTCGGCGGCGCAAAAAGCCCCTCCGAACTTGCCTTTAATCGGGTGCATTAAAACCCGTTGCACTATTGCGAATAGTCGCAATAGGCAGCTAATGCGAATGGTCGCAATAGCCAGCCGATTGGGTTTTTGCTAGCAGCATTGCAAGCTGGAAAGGGAAAGGCCATTTCAAAATCCGGCAGCAAGAACAAAAACAGAACAAAGGCTGGCAGGGGGGTGGGGGGTGCAGGGCCGGTGGGTGTGTGTTTGTTGCTGTCAGGTGTAGCAAACGATTTTTATTTTTATAAAATGTAAGAGCAAGTTATTTTTTTTTAAATGTTGATGCAACCAAACCTGTTGCGTATCTGCGCCCAGTAGATTATCGTCCCCGCACATGACATTTTATTCACTGCCATTTACGCCCGAACGCATACAGGCCACCGAGGCGCGGTTAGAGTCTGTCTATGAAGCGGCAAAGTATGGGCTGAAGGGTGACAGCCTTGCTATGGCCGCCGGCATGACCCCGCGTCAGTTCCGCGTGCTGGCGGAAGCCGACCCGCTGGTTGAGATGGCTGAGATCAAGGGCAGGGCTGATGGCGAGTATACGTCAGGCAAGACTATGTATGAGGCTGCGCGCGATGGCGACAGCAAGGCGGCGCTGGAAATACTCAAGCATCAGCACGGCTGGGTAGCCAAGCAGCAGATCGACGTGAACATCGACCAACAGATAAGCATTACAGGCGCGCTAGAAAAAGCACGAACGCGCGTCATCGAGGGGCTGTACACTGACACCCCCGCCGCGACCCAGCTAGAGGATACCCGCAGTCATGCAAGCACCGATGTATTCAGCCCAAGACGAGATGGAGTTGATGGCGCGGCTGTGGTCGCCGAGCCTAAAGGATGACCCGCTAGCGTTTGTGTTATATACATTCCCGTGGGGCCAAGCTGGTACGCCGCTGGAACATTTCCCTGGCCCACGCAAATGGCAGCGGCAGATACTTGCCGACTTGCGCGACCACATCAAAGAGAACCAAGGCAAGATAGACTTCAGTACGTTCCGGGAATCGGTGGCGTCAGGCCGCGGTATTGGTAAGTCTGCCCTAGTCTCGTGGCTGGTGATCTGGATGCTGTCCTCACGGATCGGATCTACTACAATCGTGTCGGCAAACTCCGAGGCGCAGCTACGCTCAGTCACATGGGCGGAAATTACCAAGTGGCTGGCGATGTCGCTCAACAGTCACTGGTTCGAGATAGCAGCCACACGCATCATGCCCGCCAAGTGGCTAACTGAACTGGTCGAGCGCGACCTGAAGAAAGGTACGCGCTACTGGTCAGTTGAAGGACGGCTGTGGTCCGAAGAAAACCCCGACGCTTACGCAGGCGTCCACAACTTCGACGGGGTGATGCTGATCTTCGACGAAGCCAGCGGTATTCCTGACAGCATCTGGTCGGTTAGCGATGGCTTCTTCACAGAGAATACGCCGCACCGTTTCCATCTGGCCTTTTCCAACCCGCGGCGTAACACAGGGTATTTCTACGAAACATTCCACAGCAAGCGGGCGTTCTGGTCAACACGGGTTATCGACGCCCGCGATGTCGAAGGCACAGATAAAAATGTGTACCAGCGCATCATCGACGAATATGGGCCAGACAGCTACCAAGCCAGTGTCGAAGTCTACGGTAACTTCCCCAGTGAAGGTGATGACCAGTTTATTGGCAGCAACATAGTTGACGACGCCATGAAACGGCTGCCCATTAAAGACACCAGCGCGCCGATTATCATAGGGGTAGACCCAGCGCGTTTTGGGGCTGACGCTACCGTCATCGCTATCCGCCAGGGACGTGACATTTTAGAATTGCGGCGACACCGCGGCGCAGACACTATGGAAGTGGCTGGATATGTTATCGACGCCATAGAGCAGTTTACGCCCGCCCTGGTCTGCATCGATGAAGGTGGGCTAGGCGCAGGCGTCGTAGACAGGTTAAAAGAGCAGCGGTACAAAATACGCGGCGTAAACTTTGGTAATAAAGCCAAAAACCAACTGATGTGGGGCAACAAACGCGCGGAGATGTGGGGCGCCATGCGTGAGTGGCTGCGCACAGGCCACATCCCGACAGATAGGTTTCTGAAGACAGACCTCATCAGCCCGCGCACCAAGCCGGACAGCAAGGGAACACTGTTCCTTGAAAGCAAGAAAGATATGAAATCTCGCGGACTGGCGTCACCTGACGCAGCAGACGCCATAGCGGTCACGTTTGCCTTTCCTGTAGCATCAAATGATATCAGACAAGGACGCGTTGACAGACGCGTGTCAAGGGGATATTCTTCCTCTGGAGTTTCTACAGGTTGGATGGCGAGTTAATTATGGCGGCTAAAAAAGGCTTGTATGCTAACATCAACGCCAAGAAAGCCCGCATTGCGGCTGGGTCAGGCGAAAAAATGCGTAAAGTAAGCGCTAAAGGCGCCCCTACTGCCAAGAGTTTTAGAGAAAGCGCCAAGACGGCCAAGCCAACTAAAAGGGGTAAGTAAATGCCATCAGGTAAAAAGCCAACTAATTCACGCCGGTCAATACCCCGCGAAGGTATTTCGACCCGCCCGACCGACAGTTCGGGCCGGCGCGCAACAGACGCAGACCTTGATATGCGCGCCGCCGGCGAACGACCCGCAGTGTCCTTACCGTGGCCGGAACCATCTAAGTATAAACCGGCTAAAATGCCCGATCATATTACATCATTTGCATCTAAGTATAAACCGGCTAAAATGCCCGATAAATCTAAAGCCGTCCTGACTTTTGCGCCCACAAAAATAAAGCCTGCCCAAATCATCCGCACAACGGTGAACATGAAGCCAACGCCAATGGCAAAGAAAAAGAAATAAAGTGCCGCTGGTTAAATCACCTAGCAAAGCCGCGTTTCGCAAGAACATCAAGGCTGAAGTAAACGCCGGGAAACCTGTGAAACAAGCAGTCGCTATTGCTTACAGCGTAAAGCGTAAAGCCGCCAGCAAAGGCAAGAAGTAGTTTATGGCCGACCCCACAGGTATTAACGCCGCCGGCAAAGTTGCCAATGTAGGTTCTAACGCACCTAAGACATCTGGCGACAATCACGACAAGATGGCTACCATGCGTAGCCGTCTTATGATGGCGCAGGCTGCGTATTCAGACAGCCGTGAAGACGAACTAGATGATTTAAAGTTTATGGCTGGATCGCCAGACAACCAGTGGCAATGGCCTTCAGATGTGCTGTCAACGCGCGGCAGCGTGCAAGGGCAAGCTATTAACGCCCGCCCATGTCTGACAATTAACAAATTGCCTCAGCACGTTCGTCAGGTGACAAACGAACAGCGTCAGAATCGCCCTAACGGTAAAGTCATTCCCGCAGACGACAACGCTGATGTAGAGATAGCAGAGATTTTTAACGGCGTGGTGCGTCACATCGAGTATATGTCAGACGCCGACGTTGCGTATGACACTGCCTGCGACAACCAGGTCACTTACGGTGAAGGCTATATCCGGTTGCTAACCGAATATTGCAACGACGAGACGTTTGACCAAGACCTTAAAATTGGCCGCGTCCGTAACGCATTTAGTGTTTACATGGACCCTACAATTCAAGACCCATGCGGCGCAGACGCTGAATGGTGTTTTATCACTGAAGACATCCTTAAAGATGAATACGAGCGCTTGTTCCCCAACGCAACACCCATCAGCACGCTGTACAGCCAAGGCGTCGGCGACCAAGGTATTTCGTCATGGCTTCAAGAAGATACGATCCGCATTGCGGAGTATTTTTATTACGAATACGAAAATAAAAGCCTTCACCTTTACCCAAACAATCAAACTGCGTTTGCTGGCTCCCCAGAAGACAAACAGTTTACTGAGTTGTACGGTAAACCGCTTCGTAAACGTGAAGTAAACCGTAAAAAAGTCATGTGGATAAAAACCAATGGCTTTGATACTCTTGATGAACGTGAATGGCCCGGCAAATGGATACCTGTCGTGCGCGTAATCGGCAACGAATGGGAAGTTGACGGTCAAATATACATTTCTGGCCTTGTTCGGAACGCTAAAGACGCCCAGCGTATGTACAACTACTGGACCAGCCAAGAAGCAGAGATGCTTGCATTGGCCCCTAAAGCACCGTTTATCGGTTACGGCGGCCAGTTTGAAGGTTACGAGCAGCAGTGGAAGACGGCTAACACGACCAACTGGCCGTATTTGGAAGTCAACCCTGACGTTACAGACGGCGCCGGCGGCGTACTTCCGTTACCAATCCGCGCACAACCCCCGCTACCCCAGACGGGTCTTATTCAGGCTAAAATGGGCGCTGGAGAGGATATTAAGGCTACAACAGGCCAGTATGACGCCTCACTAGGCCAACAAGGCAACGAACGCTCTGCTAAGGCTATTATCGCCCGTGAAAAGCAGGGTGATGTTGGAACCTACCACTACGTTGACAACCTCGCGCGCGCAATTCGCCATATTACACGCCAGATTGTCGATCTTATACCTAAAATCTACGACACGCAGCGTATTGCGCGTATTATTGGCGCTGACGGCGAAGTCAGCATGGTCAAAATGGACCCGTCGCAGGAAGACCCTGTCCGTGAAGTCCGTGACCAGCAAACCGGAGGGTTAATCGAAAAAATTTACAACCCCAGCATTGGCACATACGATGTAATGGTCACAACTGGCCCCGGCTACATGACTAAGCGTCAAGAGGCGCTGGACGCTATGAGCCAAATCTTGCAGTCTAATCCTCAACTTTGGTCTGTCGCAGGCGATTTGTTTATTAAGAACATGGATTGGCCTGGCGCGCAGGAAATGGCAGACAGGTTCAAAAAAATTCTTGATCCTAAAGTGTTGTCTGAAGGCGATCAATCACCTGAAATGGCTGCCGCACAACAACAAATGGAAGCCTTGTCGCAAGAACTTAACCGCGTCTCTGACATCATGGAAAACATCCAAGACAGCGCGGAACAGCAAAAAATCTCCATCGACAAGTACAAAGCTGAAGTGCAGGCGTATGAAGCCGAAACCAAGCGTATCTCGGCGGTACAAAACAGCATGACACCTGAACAAATTCAGGATATTGTCATGGGTACGATTGCAGGCGCGCTGGATACAGGCGACTTGATCGGCGGTTCACCTGAAATGCGCGAAGTACCGCAGATGGATGAACAGATGCCAGAAGCGCCTGAAATGGGTGAAGTACCGCAGATGGAAGATCAGATGGCTGAAAGCCACATGATGCCCGACGGCCAGATGATGCCGGATAGCGAAATGCCCCCGGAACTAGGTGACCAGCCTGAAATGCCCCTGCCAGAACAAGACCCTGAAGGAATGATGTAATGAATTGCGCTGATTTTATAGGCACATTGTTTCTCGCGCGCGATGTGGCTCACTCGACGCACCTAAACACACGCAGCTACGCAAAGCATAAAGCATTACAGAAATTTTATATCGGCATAGTTGATGTAACAGACAAATTTGCAGAGGCTTACCAAGGAAAATACGGCCTAATCGGCCCTATTTCACTTATGTCAGCCAAGAAGACTAACAACATTGTCGAGTTTCTCGAAGGTCAGGTAGACGAAATCGAGGAAATGCGGTATAAAGTTGTCGATAAGGATTGTACACCGATCCAAAACATTATCGACGAGATTTTTGGCTTGTATTATTCAACCTTGTACAAACTTAAATTTTTGGCCTGAGGACGCGACATATGGAACTTTTAAACCCTCTAAGCAAAGCTGACTACCCTGCGTACAGCGTAGCTTATACTGGCACTGCTGGCAGCACAAGCACATGGCCCCCTGGCGCGCAAGGCGTTGTGGTCTGGTCAGATCAGGCTTGCTACGTCGAAGTCGGCGTCGGCGCTGTTGCTACGACTGCCAGCACGCCCATTCCGGCCTTTACACCAATTCCTTTTGTACTGGTCGTTAACACGAGCGGCGCACCTTGGCGCGTAAGCGCCATTCAGGTGTCCACAGGCGGTACGGTGTACTGCAAACCGATCAATCGGAGCTGATATATGGGCTTCGGCGGCGCTCTTCGTAACGGTGTGGCTTTGGGTCTGGGCGGGATTTTATCGTTTTTTTCGGGCTACGGTCCGGATCAAGCGCAAGGCAATCTCGAAACTGAAATTGGTGACAACCTCGTCCAAGAGGACGGGGGATTGTTGCTGCTGGAGTAATTATATGTCAGTAACCCCCTCACCTATTGGCGGCTTTGCAGCGCAGTTCTTTGATAACAACGGCGTTATCCTGTCGGGCGGCAAGATTTATACTTACGCAAGCGGCACGACTACCCCGCAAGCGGTATACACCAGCGCGTCTGGCGCTACGCCGCACGCCAACCCCATTATTCTGGACAGCGCAGGGCGCGTACCTGGCGGCGAGATTTGGTTGACTGATGGTCTGGTCTATAAGTTTGTTATTGAGACAGCGACAAGCATCCTGATCGGTACTTATGACAACATCACGGGCGTTAACTCGAACTTCGTCAACTACACTATCCAAGAAGAAGTCATTACAGCCACAGCTAGTCAGACTGTATTCAACCTTGCAACGATCAATTACACGCCCGCCACTAACTCGCTGTCGGTCTACATCGACGGGGTGAACCAATATGTTGGTGACAGCTATCTAGAAACAAACAGCACTACCGTGACGTTTACAACCGGCGTACACGTTGGCGGCGAAGTAAAATTCACCACAGCAATCCAGACAACTACTGGTGCTGTAGACGCGTCGATTGTAACATACGACCCGCCGTTCACCGGCGGCGTCATTACTAACGTTGAAGCCAAACTGGCCCAATATGTCTCGGTCAAGGACTTTGGTGCTGTTGGCGATGGCGTGGTTGATGACACTGTATCTATTCAAGCCGCTATTGATGCGTTGTCTCCTTTAGGTGGCACTCTTTGGTTTCCTAAAGGTTCATACATCGTTAGCGATGCCAACGCAGACAACGCTTGCTTAATTGTTACGGCCCCCGTTCAATTTCTTGGCGCAGGCGCATTTTACACATCTATTCAGCCAGCCGCGTCAGTAGCAGGCACAGTGAACACCATTGTTGTAAACCCAAGTGCAAGCTACGATCAAACATTGATGAGCTTTAAAAACTTGTCGCTGGGAAATCTTAGCACAAGTACAAGAGCAGGCAACCACGGAATTTTCTGTTCGACGGCCAACGCAGGACAGAATTTACCTAAATTTACTGTTGAAAATTGCGCCATACAACAAGGTGGCGGATATGCGATCTATCATTTAAACAGTGCCGTTAACAACGTTAACGGCGGTATGTATGCTGCATACATTAACAACAACACGCTAAAAGGCGGCATTAAGCTAGAGAATAGTGGCGACAGTATCGTTGTCAGCAACAACATTATGAGCGGAACAGGTACTGGCGTTTATGCGGTGCTTGTTACTGGCGCATCGTTGCTATCAATTTTAGACAACAATATAACCACAACTGCTTCTGCTATTATTGTTCATAGCGGTATGCGAATTAACATTTTACGAAACAACATTGAGCATTCTACTGTTGGTTCTAACAGCAATGCCGTAATTGACATTGTGGCTTCAGGCGGCACTTATGTAGCTGGCGTCATTCAACAAAATTTGGTGTCCGCTTTCGGCGCTACCGATGCGATCAAACTAATCCACATCCGCGAGGCCAGAGGCACGCTGATACAAGACAATACGTTTTTGGCTGGTGTTGGCGGCATTACTGGTGTGTACGTCGACACGACTTGTTCAGATATACGGGTCGGCGCTAATTCGTACAACGCAACTGTAGCCACAAAAATTAACGATCTTGGCGGAGGCACTATGGGCGTAGTAAAAACACCCACATTGCAAAACAGTTGGGTAGTTAGCGCCGCAGGCTTGGCACCTACATTCTACAAAGATTTGTCGGGTGTTGTGTCTATAAATGGCGCGGTCAAAAACGGCACGGCTGTATTTGGTACAACATTGTTTACGCTACCTACCGGATTTCGCCCTAGTGCGGATATATATTCATCTTCGTTTGCTAACAACGGGGTTAACAACGTACCAGGATACATTGGTATAGACAGCGCCGGCGCAGTTTATTTTGGGCAGGGCGGTAATACAGTCATGACCACACAAGCTAGTTTTGTAGCGTCGAATGCCGCTAACTCTGTGTCACCTGAATAGGATTTTTAGCTATGGCCGACAAAAAGATTTCTGCGCTTGCCGCCTCAACTACCCCGCTTGCGGGTACTGAGGTACTGCCGATTGTACAAAGTGGAAGCACTGTAAAAGTTGCTGTATCCGATCTGACTGCGGGGCGCGCCGTTTCTGCTGCTAGTTTAGATTTAACTGGCTCTGCGCTGCCTGTAGGTAGTGGAGGTACAGGCACTGCAACCGCGTTTACTACTGGGTCGGTTATTTTTTCTGGCGCTTCGGGTGTTTATAGCGGAGACAACGGTCAATTATTTTGGGATAACCCAACTAACAGGCTTGGTATTGGAAATTCAGCACCAGCACAAATGCTTGATGTAACTGGCGTTGGTCGTTTTGGCGGCCTTTCTACCAAAATCAATATTGGCTTAAACGGTGATTCTATCAGCAGCGATGCAGATATGTATGTTCAAACATCTACGTCTAATTTTATAAGTTTTAGAACAAACTTTACTGAAGCCATACGACTTGAAACAAACCAAAACGTAAAAGTTACTAATGGCAACGTCGTAATCGGCACTGCTGCCAAAGGCATCGACTTCAGCGCAAACACGCACGCGGCAGGCATGACCAGCGAATTAATGGATTGGTATGAAGAAGGTGTTTGGACACCAACTTACACTGGCTGGTCAATTAACCCTACAAACGTGTCTGCAAAATACACCCGCGTGGGGCGGCTTGTAACTATTAACTACACAGCGTTGGATGGGGTATCAGTTGCGGGGGCGTCCGAAATTGGCGGGCTGCCTTTTACATCTAATAGCCAGCAGGGAGCTAGTGCTGCCATGAAAGACATTAGCGGCAACTCCCCTGGAGTTACAGCTTTTGGAACTATAGGTTCTAATGCCACAGCCGTTCAGTCTATGACAGGTGCTACTTTTACAGGTCTGTATTGGGCGTTTTCTATTTCTTACATTGTATAGGGTGTAATGTAATGTCCCTGACTAAAGTTTCATACTCAATGATAGACGGCTCTGAAGTCAATGTACTTGATTACGGTGCTGTTGGCGACGGTATTACAGATGATGCAACTGCAATTCAAAGTGCTATTGACGCTTGCGCTGCTAATAATGGCGGGGTTGTTTTTATTCCTAGCGGTTCATACGTCTGTTCTGTCGGTTTAATTTTAAAGCGTGGCGTCAATCTTGTTGGAGAAGGTACAGCGCACCACGCCTTTTACGCTAACCCTGCGTACCAAAAAACAGGAACGGTATTGCTGGTTACGGCGGCTGTTGCGGGCGATTGCATCAAGTTTGAAAGCAATGTCAAAGGGCATTTTGGCATTTACAATATGTCAATCTACGACAACGGCATCGCAGCTATACGTTCTATTTGCAACATCTCTGGCATCTTGCATCCCCGTCTTGAAGATGTGGAGTTTGCGTGTCTTAACACAGCACGCGGCACGGGCCTTTACATATCTAACGAAGCAGCTTTAGCGCCTTTCACGGGGCAAGCCCTTACTCTTTACGGCGCGTACCGAAACGTAGTTACAACTAACGTCCAAGACGGCGTCGCTATATTTAATGATTGCAACTCAAACGCATTTTTTAGTGGTTCTTTTGGCGCTACGCGGTATTGCCTGTTTATGACGGGGACTTACGCGGTTCCTCTGGCTACCAGCTTTACGGGTGTTACTTTTGAGTCAACATACAACGCTGCGGTGCAAGATATTGCTTACGTCCCAGGCGCGGACAACATTCATGGGTGGACTGAAAAAGTTAATGCGTATGTTGTTAAGTTCGTAAAAATCGAAAAAGCCCGTTTTACTATGTTTTCGGGATGCTATTTTGAAAATGGCAGTTCACCATTAACATATGACGATGGAACTAACGGCACATGGGATTTAGCTTCTGTTGTGGCGCTAGATTATCTCACAGTTATAACTGATATTGACGGCACAGATTTTCTCGGCTGCTCTTGGAACAACTTTTTGTTTGATAAAGCAAACCGTACAACTGCCGATACACTACCCTTTTTGGTTAGCTACAGCACAGACAATCCTGCCGCGCTTGTGCGCCGGAATACCTCACCTCAAACAGTTGCAGACGCAGTACTCGTAGCTGTAGATGTGTCAGGTCAGACACCTATTATAACTGATGGGGCCGTTATTGATTACGATCCTGCTACGAGAACTGCTACTTTTAGACAGACTGGAACATATATAATCAACGCAGTTGTTTATTTTTCAAGTTTTGCTGGCGCGGCAAGTTTTGTTTACGCCCGCTTAACTGCGGCTACATATGTATATTACGGTCCTAATGTTGTTAAGGCCGCAGGCACGCAAGACGTAGCTGTTTCAGCCTACTGTGTTGTGCAAGCTGCGGTAGGCGATACGTGCCTGCTTGAAGTGTTCCAAAATAGCGGCGTGAGCCAAACAATTTCAGCGTCACCCGACAGAACCTATCTATCACTAGTCAAAGTGTAGGCGCAACACGTAACAAGATTGCCAGACTGCATCAAATGATGTAATCTAGCTACTAACCGTACTGATGCGGCTCATCAGGAACTCCATAGGAGTTAACCATGGACGAAACAGTCCCTAACGTAGCGGATGCCTCCGCGCCAGAACTCGAAGCCACGGCAGCAATCGAGCCTGTAGAAAACACGACGCCGGAAACGCCTGCTGAACAGGAAGCAGATAAGTCCTTCTCCCAAGAAGAACTCGACGCGATTGTTGGTAAGCGTCTTGCAAGAGAACAACGCAAATGGGAACGCGAACAGACTCAAAAAGCAGAGGAAATACAGGCTCGGCAACAGCCGATCTATGATATTACACCCGAACAATTTGAGACCTACGAGGATTACGCAGAAGTTTTAGCTGAACGTAAAGCTGAAGAATTGCTGGCAAGGCGAGATAATGCCCGACAGCAGTCTGAATTACTGGATGCCTACCACGACCGTGAAGAGACAGCGCGGGATAAGTATGATGACTTTGAACATGTCGCATACAACCCCAAACTCCCCATTACGGATTATATGGCGCAAAGCATTCAAGCATCGGACAACGGCCCAGACGTTCTATATTATTTAGGCTCAAATCCAAAAGAATCTGATCGTATCGCCCGCCTTGCGCCAATTTTGCAGGCAAAAGAAATTGGGAAACTTGAGGCTTCATTGGCTTCAAATCCGTCGGTTAAAAAGACTTCAACCGCCCCGGCACCAATTGCGCCTGTTACTGCCCGTTCTAACGGGTCAAACCAGTACGATACAACCGACCCTCGTTCGACTAAATCAATGAGTACGTCGGAATGGATTGACGCAGAACGGCTACGCCAGGTTAAAAAGTACGAGGCACAACGCAACCGTTAATTTAGGACTAATACCATGGCTAACTCGATTCTTACTATCGATATGATCACGCGGAAGGCTCTAGAAATTCTAGAAAACAACCTTGTGATTACCCGTAACGTAAACCGCCAGTACGACGATAGCTTTGCTGTCGAAGGTGCTAAAATTGGTTCAACTCTGCGTATCCGTTTGCCGGACCGCGCGGTTGTAACTGATGGCGCAGCCCTTGTGGCACAGGACGACAACGAGCAGTTCACAACTTTGACCGTTGACAGCCAGAAGCACATCGGCGTCAACTTTACTTCTGCTGAATTGACTATGCAGCTTGATGATTTTGCTGAGCGTGTCCTCAAACCCCGTATCTCGCAGCTTGCTGCTAGCATCGACGCTGACGTTGCAAACTCGTTCTTGACTGTTGGTAACACTGTCGGCACGCCTGGTACTACGCCAGCGACTTCGGCAGTGCTTCTTGCTGCCCAGCAGAAGCTGAATGAAGCTGCTGCCGTCATGTCGCCACGTTATGCTACTGTTAACCCCGCTGCTAACGCTGGTTTGGTTGAAGGTCTGAAGGGTCTATTCAACCCAACCGACACGATCAGCAAGCAGTTCAAGAACGGCCTGATGGGTACAGGCGTACTTGGCTACGACGAAATCAATATGTCGCAGTCCATTAAGCAGTTTACCACTGGTTCGCGTACTGCAACTGGCGGCTCGACTTCGGCGGCTGTCATTGTAGAAGGTGCAACCACCATCGCCATCACCGGCGCTGGCGCAGGGGCTACGGTTAAGGCGGGCGACGTTTTTACTGTAGCTGATTGCTTTGGTGTTAACCCGCAGACCCGTGAAAGCACTGGTTCGTTGTTCCAGTTCGTTGCTCTTGCTGATGTCACACTTAGTGGCGCGGGCGCGGGTAACGTCACTGTTGCACCGATCTATTCGGCTGCTGAGGCGCTTGCTACTGTCAACACTCTGCCCGGCAATAGTAAGGCAATTATCTTTGTTGGTGTCGCATCCACGCAGTACCCACAGAACCTTGTATACCACAAGGACGCTATCACCTTCGCAACCGCCGATCTTCTACTCCCACAAGGTGTAGATATGGCTTCGCGTCAGGTGCATAACGGCATCAGTTTGCGGATTATCCGTGACTATGACATTAACAACGACCGTATGCCTTGTCGTATTGATGTTCTGTATGGTTACAACACAATTCGGCCACAGATGGCTGTCCGGATGTGGGGTTAATTTAATCATGGCCCTCGGTTCGCCGGGGGCCAAACATTTTAAAGGATTTTTATCATGGCTTTACCAAATGGCGGTTCCGCCTATCAGGTTTCAGATGGCAACGTTGATGCAGACAAGCTGCTCGGCGGTCCGGCACTTATTGCTACGTCGGGCGCAGGCATCTATTTTCTTACGACTGCCGTAACGGCAAACACCACGACCACTACAGCCGTTGCCGGTTCTATTGGTGTGACCACAAACTCAACCGGCGTGACCAAGTTGTTCATGTCGGACGGCGCTAAGTGGCAGTACGCAGCCGTTGCATAATAGGCTTGCCCCGGCTACGGTCGGGGCATCCTTTTCAGGAGAACATAGATGGAAACTGCCGGGGATATAATTAACGGCTCGCTTAGACTGCTAGGTGTGCTGGCAGAAGGCGAAGTTCCATCGGCTGAAACATCGCAGGACGCCCTGCGCGCTATGGACCAGATGATTGATAGCTGGAACACTGAGCGCCTGGCCGTCTTCTCGACACAAGACCAAGTATTTACATGGCCCGCCGGCTTGATCAGCCGCACGCTTGGGCCTTCAGGTGACTTTGTGGGCAACCGCCCTATCCTGCTCGACGATAGCACGTACTTTGTCGAACCCGGCACAGGCGTTAGCTACGGCATTAAAATAATTAATCAGCAACAGTATAACGGTATCGCGATCAAAGATGTAACATCTACATTCCCGCAAGTTATATATGTTAACATGAACTATCCCGACATTGAAATGTTTGTCTACCCGCGCCCTACGCGCGACCTGACATGGCATTTTGTTTCGGTTGAGGAACTAACTCAGCCTGCAACACTGGCAACAAATATAAGTTTTCCTCCTGGGTATCTGCGTGCGTTCCGATATAATTTGGCGTGCGAAATGGCGCCTGAATTTGGTGTAGAGCCTTCGTCGCAAGTCCGCCGTTTGGCAATGGCTTCAAAGCGCAACCTGAAGCGCATCAACAACCCTGGCGACATCATGTCAATGCCGTACAGCATCGTGGCAACGCGTCAGCGTTACAATATTTTCGCTTCAAACTATTGAGGCCTATATGGAACACGTATTATGAAGCTGCCGCTTCAATTCCAGATACGCTTCATGCGCTGCCTCTGGGGTATCAAATCCAGATTTGCGGGTAATAACGCCGTTAGCCATTATTTGCGCGCGCCATTTGCCTTGATGGGCGCTGACACCAAGCAAGCCGACAGTATTCTTTTTTGTGGCTTTCCGCATATTTTGCAAATTACCAAACCTAGATACTTGGCGCAAATTGCAAAACCTATTGTCGAGCTTGTTTCCGTTTATGTGGTCAATATGTTCCAGCGGCCATTCGCCGGTCACATAAGCCCATACCAAACGGTGCGCGAGTTGTTTGCGGTTGTGAATAGCTATAGACCAATAACCTGCCGAATGTTTGGACCCCGCACGCGTGCCAATAAGATCAGGTCGCTTTTTATGGGAAAGCCATGTAAAGAGGCCTGTGGCGGTGTCGTAACTAAACGACGTTTGCAAATGTTCAATGGTGCATGGTGGATTGATTGTCATGACAACAGTCTTACCATAGGAGGTGTAAAATAAAAACCCCCATTCTTGGCAGCGCATATGTTACTCGGTCGGTTAACGCCGCCGACAATAGGTGCGTGAACTTGTTCCCTGAGATTGTCCCTGAAGGCGGTAAAGAACCCGCGTTCCTTCAGCGCGCGCCAGGGCTGACTGCACTAGCGACTGTCGGCATCGGTCCTATCCGTGGGCAATGGACGTATGGCGACTATGGTTACGTTGTGTCTGGTCCTACGCTGTACCAGATTGATAGTGGCTGGAATGCGGTTGCCAAAGGCACAGTGGGCGGTTCTGGCCCTGTCAGCATGGCTGACAACGGCACGCAGCTATTTATTGCCTCTAACCCGCAAGGCTACATCTACAACGCCTCCACGGACGTATTTCAGCAGATCACCGACCCTGACTTCGCCGGCGCTACCACGGTTGCGTACATAGACGGCTATTTTGTTTTTAACGAGCCTAACAGCCAGAAAATCTGGGTTACGTCGCTGCTTGACGGAACTAGTATTGACCCGCTGGAGTTTGCCAGCGCCGAAGGCAATCCAGACAATGTCGTCGCGGTCTTTGTAGATCACCGCGAAATCTGGGTGTTTGGCACAAACTCAACTGAAGTCTGGTATGACGCAGGGCTACTCGACTTTCCGCTGGCGCCTATCCAAGGCGCGTTTAACGAACTGGGCTGCGCTGCCCCGTACAGCGTCGCCAAAATGGATAACCAAGTCTATTGGTTAGGTAAGGACGCACGCGGTCAAGGCATCGTCTACAAGGCCGCTGGCTACATTGGCCAGCGCGTATCGACGCACGCTATTGAATGGCAGATGCAAGAATACGCTGACCTGACAGACGCTGTCGGCTACACGTACCAGCAGGACGGCCACAGCTTTTACGTTCTGAACTTCCCCACCGCCAACACCACATGGGTGTATGATGTCGCCACTGGCGCATGGCATGAGCGCGCTTCGCTTAATAACGGCGATTTTAACCGCCACCGCGCTAACAGCCAGATGTTCTTCAACAGCACCACGGTTGTTGGCGACTACGAAAACGGCAAAATTTATGATTTTGACCTGAACGTGTACGCTGACGATGGCGCACCGCAAAAATGGCTGCGGTCGTGGCGGGCGCTGCCAACAGGCGCTAACAACCTCGCGCGCACTATCCAACATTCGATGCAGCTTGACTGCGAGACAGGCGTGGGCCTGAACACGGGCCAAGGCAGCGACCCGCAAGCTATGCTGCGCTGGTCGGATGATGGCGGCCATACATGGTCTAACGAACATTGGAAGTCGATGGGCGCTATCGGCAAATATGGAAAGCGTACCATCTGGCGCCGCCTTGGCGCGACGATGAAGATACGTGACCGCGTCTACGAAGTGTCAGGTACAGACCCTGTACGGATTTACGTCATGGGGGCTGAATTGCTGCTTAGTGGGACAAACGCCTAATGGCGCTATCGCCGATCAACCCTACCCAGTTAACGCCGCCGCGGGTTAATTTGATTGACGAGCGGACAGGCGCGATTAGCCGTGAATGGTATCGGTTCTTTCTATCACTGCTGACGGTTACGCAGACTAACCAAGAAGAAGTCACGTTAGCGCCTGACGCTATATCGTTGTTGGCTACCTATGACGCCATGCTGGCGACGCTGGCGCAGGCTACAGAGACACAGCCAGAAGGCGCGTCGAGCGACGATGTGGCGGTGTTGCAGACACAGATTGACGCGCTGGCGCTGGCACCGCCACCTAAACAGCATCGCGTACCCCGCTACGGCTCGCTCTATGATACAACGACACAGACAGCCGCAGCTATCAATACAGCGTATGGCATAACCTTTAACACAACAGATTTATCATTTGGCGTGACTGTAGGAACCCCAACTTCGCGCATTTATGTAGATAGGCCCAATATTTACAATGTGCAGTTTTCTGCACAGCTAGACAAGACTTCGGGAGGGATTGCCCTTGTATGGTTTTGGCTTCGTAAAAACGGCACAGATGTCCCAGAC